TTGTTCCAGGTGCGATAGTTAAGCCACCCGTGTCACCACCAAATATTTGCCCCAATAGGGTATCGGGCATTAGGGGTAGGCCCAGCTGCATGGACGCAGGGTCTATGCCACCAAATGATTTAGTCGCAGCGTCTATTGCAGCTTGGCCCACAGGACCTGCACCCCCTGCACCGAACAATAGGGTCAGGGGATTGGCTACATACTCAACTGCTTTGCCTAATCGATTAGCCCACTCGGCATTCTTCTGCGCATTAACGTCATAACCTTCGCCGCCTGCCGCTATTCGTCCGTAGGTTGGCTTGAAAACATCGGTCCACCACTGCTGTAATAGCGCTGGATTCGCCCGAACAAAATCTAACCCTAACCCATACCGATCTAACTCCACCAGTGCGCTACTTGGGGCACCTCCGTAAAGGTAAACAGGGAATAGGTCGTTGTAGCTGCCAAGTGCTGCGCCTTCGGGTCCTGTGCGCTGAGTGAACGCTGCTGATGGATCATACAAAGGCGCAGTGAACGAGCCGCCTGGTAAAACCGCCCCTGTCATGGGGTCAATTCGCGTGCCGTAACTTCCAAAGAATGTGCCACCTACACCACCTACATCAGGATCGTAGCGTGCTGCCGACAAGTCTCCCTGCTCTTTTGCAAAAACGCCTTCTAAACTTGTATCGACTTCACTAACTGGTCCTGGAGGAGGTTCAGGAGTTATTACCGCTGGTGACGTATCGACTTCTGGTTCAGTTTCGTCTAATTCACTCTCAGTAACTATAACTTTTCCAGCAGCAGTTTGCGGTTTAGACGATCCACCTTGGCCTGCCTGCAGGTCATACATATCAATAGTGCCAGGCAATCCCACACCGCTAATCAGGTCATCTATCTGTGGATCAGTAAACGAGTATCGATCAGGGGGTAACTGCCCACGCAGGTATTTCCGCAGGCCAGGCATATCATACTGCCCACTGCCTGCGTCATAAAAAGGCATTGCAAAATTACCAGGAATGCCAAACGTACCTACATCAATCATATTGCCACCTTCTTGCCCAAAAAAAAACCACCGCTTCTCTCGCCACTTTCGAATCCATCACCGACCATCTTAGCCCGTCTTTTCACAGGGCCAGGGTGGCTGTCTTTGTTTTCGTCTTCACTTGTATAACCAGGACTTTGCTGCTTCCATCGAATTTTAAACGTCCCAGGTGGGTCTTCTACAACATCAAATGGAAGGTTTTCCCAGCCTGTTCTTCCATCTCTTAGTTCATAGAAGTCTTCCCACTTCCCCCCACTTGGTCCATACTCAGCCCCTTCAAGATTAAGCTTTGTGCTACTAGGGAGTTCAATACCACTACCTTCCGATCCAATCCCTAAGGTCTCAAGGAACTCATAAACGTCATCCCTTAACTTTTCTGCGTCTATTAGGTCGTGATTTAAGTCTGCCGCTTCTCCCCTGTCAGTGCGAACCTTATTAAATACTTTTTTTTCCCAACTAAGCAGCGATGGTCTTGGCTTGCCATCGAACCAGGGCAGCTTTACCACCCTTCCATTTTTAGTCATCACATACAGATACCACTCTCTTGGACTATGTAGGTATCCCATCTCCAGCAGTTCAGCTTCAGTATAATCCTCAACGTCAATCCCTGATATTGCTTCTGGATTATATATTTCAGAAGATGCCTGTTCTTTTAAAACCCACCCTTGGGACCCCAATAGCGCAAGCTGCTCTTCAGGCGTAAAGGTAACGGTCAATCCTGCGCCTGCCTCTTGATCTTCCAGCCCTGTAGCCCCACCCCTCCACTCTAATGGAAAATAGGTCTTCCCACCTGGCACAAACTCCTCAGATCCACGCAGTTTAACATTTCCTGTTTGTTCGAAATCATTCTGGTGCATCCTTAATGCTTTTAGGTGAGATGGAGGAGCATAATCCAGTTGTAGGGGGCCTGACATATTATCGCCTTCAACTCGCCCATCTGGAAGTTTTAGCCCACCTGGGTTTCGACGTTGCTCCACCGAATCCCAATCCAGGGGCGTATATCCTCCATCGGGCAGTCGAGCGTCAGGGTCATAAATGTATGAGTCTATCCCAGCATATGCGGAAGGTTCTACGACTGTTCTGGGAATGCGATCCGCTTCCTCGCTTTGTAATTCGGGGGATGGAGGTGGAACTTCTATACTTCCTAAATCAGAATCCCCTAAACCTATGTCCAGTATGCCCGTGTCCGTAGAAGGTTGCGCACTACCTGGCAATGGAACTGCATCAATTTCCGAACCTCTTCCCGTGAGATCCGTAACAGTGGTCCCTCCGTAACTTCGCATTGAGCCTGGGAAAACACCGTTTGCGTAAAGGTTGCCATCTTCGCCCAGCCAATAAAACGTACCATTGATATTAACCTTGCTACCAGACAGGGCTAAGCTTTGATCTAATTCATCTAGTTGACTTAATGGAATACGTCCCTGAGCATCTGGCTGTTGATACGCTCCCACTGTAACTGGACCACTAGCCGTTACAGTTGTGTCTGGAAACACAAGGGGATCTTCTTCTGTCCCACTTCCAGGCAATAAGCTACCCGTTGCCACTTTACCTGCTGGCTGAAGTGGAGGAGGTGCTGCCCCACTGGACCCTCCTTGCCCTGCCTGTAAATCGTACATGTCCAAGGGACCTGGCAAGCCTTCGCCACTGATCAACAGGTCGATCTGATCGTCAGTAAAACTCCACCTGTCTTTTGGTATCCTACCACGTAAGTATTTACGCACCCCAGGCAAATCATAAGACTGATTAGCAGGGTTATAAAATGGCATTGCAAAATTGCCAGGAATACCAAAGCTGCCTACATCGACCCTTGCCATTAAGAGACTCCTGCTTTGGATTTGCGCATACGTCCTATCGGCAGATACTGCAGGTGCGTATGGCGAATCCTAAAGGTTTCGTTGTTGTTGTTGTTGGTAAACTGTAGGCTGCTCTGGGGGTCATACCCACTCATATCAAGGTCTGCGGAAACCATGCGTAGACTGCCTAACTTGCCTACGTCTACCCTGTCAACGCCCAACGTGAACCCCGATCCTACCAGGTTAAGCAAGCCTGTCACGCTGGTCAGACCACCCGATTCCTGAGTTACCGTAACATCGTAATCGCCACTCTCATCGAAGTAGGTGCGGCTGTATAGCCAGCGAAGGCGCACATCTCCACCCTGTGGGGCAGGCGCACCTGTGATGAAGTTGGCAGAGATAGCACTGCCTGCATCGTTGTCGTTGGTAGATACCATGTCGTAAAGTTTGCCATCGAAGCCCCCTGCGTGAGGGGTTCCCCCTACCAACGCAGAGCATCCTCGCTCGAAGCCCGTATAGGGTCCCATCCATATGTCAAAGCGCTCATTGTAAATGATGGCATAGTTCATTTTAGTAGCAGAACCATAGGGTATGAAAAACCACACCTCGTTGACGCTCGGATAATAAACCGCATGAATATGAGCCAATCGTGCGCTATTAAGATTGGGCCAAAACCCATCGTCTAACGCATAACTGATTTTGCGAATCTCATCCCCACCTGACCACATATATATGCCATCGGGACGCACAAACAGCTGACGCTCATTGGGTAGCGTCAGGCAAGCCCTGGGTGCTATCGTCCCTGCCTGTGTGCGTTGTTGTAACTGAAAGGGAATGCTGGAGTTTCCTGTGGGTGTAAGCGTGTGAATGCCATCTCTGGTATGTATCGCCAGTGCATTCTGCATCGGAACCAGCGCAGTGATGTCATCACCCACATTGTAGAAGTTGGTAGCGCCCCATGTTTCTATATCCAGAATGTCGCTACGCCAGAGTCTATTGGGATGAGCGTTGGTATTACCTAACCACAGTCTGTTGTCCCACCACGCTACGTGTGCCGCATAGGTAAAGCGCGAATCCAGATCCAACACAGCAACATTACTTGCTCCTGCCCATACAAGAGGTGGATTGACTCCATTGACTGCGACCATCCTGTTCTTATTTGTGTCTTTTTCACCCGTGGTTACAAATTCGAAATTATTGTCATCGCCAGCAGTGATCGTTGCCGTTCCTGTAATATCCTGCCAACCACTGTTGTAGTACTGGATCGTCGCACCTGCGGTGATGACCGTGTAGTTGCTGGTGCTGTTGTAGGCGTAGTCATGCACCCCCGTGATCGTTGGGGCACCGCTTATGGCACCTGCACTTTCATAGGAGGCAAACCCTTTGCGCTTCTCTACCGCTCCTGCAGCATTGATACGACAGTTGTTCATGGAAGTGCATTCATCCGCACCCACATCCTCAGCAGGGCGATTATAGATCACACCCCCTGTCCAAGGTCCAAGTTTTACACTGCCGCCTTGATAAGCCATTAGCCCACGGTCCCATCCACTGGCTGAAAGGCGAAGACCTGACTGCTATCCATACGGTGCATCCTATATCGTCTGTTGCCATCGGTTTGCCGATTGACATTTAGCGCTCGGTTGACCACCTGCTGGTATTCAGCAAACTCTAAGGTTGCCCCTTCGTAATCGCCTTTCTCCTGCTTGTATAAGCGTGCCGTGCCAAAGTAAAGGGCTGGCTGTATAATCGTTGGCACTTTAACGCTCAGATTTACACTGTCATCGTCTGAGGTGTAGTCAGGCAGATAGGCGTAATAGCGATAGTCGATGTCGGTATTTGAATCGTCAGGGGCTGGATGCAGCTGCACCTGCTGATACCCTGTCGTTGTGTCTAAGCCCACCATCGTCACAGAGTAGGGTTCACCTGTTTGCGACTGATCAGGATCGCGCAGGTCAAGCGCCTCAGACCCATCAATGTGCATGACGTAATCTTGCGAGTTATTGCGAAACGATAGGGGGTAGGCCAGGTCTGATGCCAGCGTGTAAATCTTGGTAGACGCTACGCTGCTGAGCGTGCCGTAGATCGACCCTGACTGTTGCACCCTTTCACTGGTAGTGAAGGTGCCTGACTCATCTTTCACGGTCAGCACCCTAGTCGAAGCAGCCCAGGACACTACCGTGGCAGTAGCCCCACTGGTCTGCCCTGTCACTGTGCTAGTAGCTGTAAAGGTGCCCGTGTCAGAGTGGAGGGTAAACTCACGGGTGCATTGTATGGAGTCAGTCTTATGTAACCACCACCAGGTCGCTTCGCCTGCTAACTGTTGCAAGGTCGCATTTAAGTATAGCCGCGCAGTGGTTTGAAAATCTGTATTAGCAGTGGAGATGCCCACTCTTGCCAGGGCAGTCTGGATGCACTCTAAAACTGTCATATCAGATTAGTCCATGATCCATTTTCATACCCTTGGAATTTATTTGTAGAGGTGTTGTATACCAGCATTCCATTGGATGCTGTGAGTGCATTTCTTTGTGTGGTGGTCAGAGTGGGCACACTGAACGAGTCAGACAAGTCCAATGTGCCCACATCAGCTGCACCAAAATTAGCCGCCTCACCGAAGACTGTAGCAGCATTCACGCTGCCCGTAACAATCTGTTCGCTACGGTCTTTCACTCAACTGCCACAGCTGCCAGTGTTTCGGCATCTACGCCCATACGTTCCGCTGAGCGTGACGAAAAGGTTTGTCCATCCTCCCATTGCTCTAACCAATGAGCAATAGCAGCAGGACCTTTTTCAGACACGCCCTGTGGAGGCACGGGAACGAAACCAGGCTTTTGAAAAGTCCCACCTCCATGCGCGGCCAGCACCTGGGCTGCATCGGCATTGGTCTGCTTGCGCGGTGCCTTCACAGCTGACGCAACCCCTAACGCTTTTCGAATCTTCTCTTTCTGCGATTCGGAAGCACGTTCAAGTAGGTCAACAATCGAAGGCTCTTCAGGTGACTCCATTACAGCCACTGCTTCCTTGGGGGGTAAAAAGTCTTGGGAAGCATCGTCTACAGGGAGAGGATTTTTTCGTGGTCTTGCCATGATTTCCTCGTAGTAAAATGAGTAGGGGGAATACTCCCCCTACTCACAAATGTTAAGCAGGCAGATTCAAATACACTGCCGACTGCTGATTATCAACAACATCACCGTATGCCAACGTACCAACCTGATAGGTCAGGTCATTGGCAGTCCCTTCCGCTGCGGCCTGTGAGGGCTGCACGGACCCTGCGTGATTCGCCGAAGGAACCACAGGTCTACCCGCATGGACATCTGTTGCAGTTAAACTATTGAGGTCAAAGCGAACAGAAGCAATGCCGCTGGTTTGTATCCAGCCATAGTAGGCTGAAGTCAAACCACGAAAACTAACCCCAACAGGCATCGTATCAGAGTTGGCATCGGTGGTTGCAGCGCACGATATCACCTTACGAAACGCTGGCGCAATGATCTGAAGATCAGTCGTGCCAGTGGCAACTGCTGTATGCAGTGGATCAAATAGCGTAAACTCCACTGCGTTGCTGGATTCAGCAGTGTGCGATTTAATCTTATAGCTGTAATACTCACCCGTGCCATCAATGGTCATCAGGTAGCTACCTGCCAACTCATTTACATCATCTACGCCCGAAAGGGCAGATGCGGTAACAGTGATGACTGTAGAGCCTGCAGCTACAGGACTGATCGTTGCGTCATCGAACTCAGCGATGTTGCCAGCGCTAAAATCCTGAGCCACCAGATGCCCTGCCGTAATCGCTGCACCAGCTTGCGTGTAGCGAAAAACGCGACCATCGGAAAACTCAAGTTTTTCACCCAAGTCATACTTGGCAGTGGAGGACTCTTCAAAGAGTCCCTGGCCTGCGTGACTGCCTATGCCAGTTCCACCGATACGGTTGATACCGTAGTTATTGTTTTGAACTGTTTGTGCCATTGTTCTTGTACCTTTCCCCTATGGTCAGGGTATAAATAGTGGGCATTGGCTTGCCCCCCAGGTTGTTTAGACAGTCGTGGAAGTGGAGATGTTATACAGCACGCCCTGCCGCCTGCGATTATTTGTCATTAGCTGACAACCGAACAAGATAAATCCGACCTTCGCTTGCTGTGAGGCAGGCTCTTTGAACGGAGTCTTCGCAGCGTTCAGACCTTCCTGCAATCGGAACTTGAGGTACTTATCTTGGATCATAAACAACTGATGCGTACCTGCGGCACCAGGTGAGTCACGATCCACGATGAACTCCGTGCCTCGAA